TTAGAATACTCCCATACCAAGTCCTAAGGTAACGCCAGGTACGCTATTCCAACTACTTCCATCATAAAATTCTATTTTTGAAGTGCTAGTATTGAAAATCATTGCACCTTGAGTTACTGTAAGAGCATCCCTCTGTGTAGTATTTAGGACAGGAGGGTAAAATGCACCAGTTGTTCCAGAAGTTATGATCTCTGGTGCCATAATCTTGCCGGTGGTGGCATTTAAAGTAATACCTGTACCAACATTTACTATATTAGAACTTCCATCTAAAGTAATAGATGATCTACCAACAGTTAAAATTCCGATAACTCTTGCATCACCATCTACTATCATAGCAGTAGAACCAGTTCCAATATGAACAGTTCCAACCCCACTAGCAGCAGATGCTAAAGTAGCAATTCCACTAATATTGAGGTTTCTACCACTTACCTCATCATATACAATATCACCAGTAACATTCCAGTTACCAGTTACATATCCATCACCCTCTACATATAATGCATAATCAGATCGTGCTGTTGTTGCAATACCTACATTTCTTGGTAGTATGAACACCAACACTATCAGATGCCCAAGTTCCACCAGCTCCTACTGTTCCAACATCCCATTTACTAGTAGATGCATTCCATACTAAAGTGTCATTATTTGCCAATCCATCAATATTAACATCATCAAGATCTTTAATAAATCCAGCACCACCGCCACCAATTGTATATAACTGTTGCTCAACCCTATTAACAAATAAACGATAGTTTGCTGCTAAATCCTTTAATGTAGCAAATTTTTGATCTGTTGGTGTAAGAGGATCGTTACCTTGTTTTTCTGATGGGTCTGGTTGTATGGGGCGATCATTATATACTTCTTTTANTTCTTGTTGGGTTTCTTTTAACTCCCCTACAATTTTATATAACTCAGAAATATTAAGAATTTTACCATCAACTCTTTCATCCAGTTTAGACAAACCCTCCTTCAAATCTTTTATAGGATCATCATAATATTTTGGTTCAGGAAGATTAGCAATCTCTTCTTTTAATCCTTCAAAATAAGTCTTGAGAGTTTTATTTGATTCATAACTTTTATTATAAGATTCTGCAATCTGCTTTTCAATCTTTTGCCTAGCTTCATTCAGTTTACTTAGAACACTCTTCTTTAATTTTCTATCATCATCTTTAAATTGATCCTTATGTTCCCAAATTTTAAGAGCAGTTTCTTTTAATTCCTCATATATCTTATCTTTAGTTTCTTTGAGATCTTCTCTTACTTTACTAACTTCTCCTCTACGTTCAAAATCTTTAGTATCAAGACTTTCTGAGAGAATATCAATATCAGAATCAAACTTAGTCTTAAGATCTAATATGTGATCATTAACTTTAATAAAATCATCATCAATTACACTAAAGGTTTTACCAATCCAAGTAAAATCAGGAACTTCATTAACTTCATTAACCCATTTAGGGAAAGTGGGAATATCTGCCTTAACTTTATCAATTTGTTCACATATTGCTTCTATCTCTTGATCATAATATTTTGGTTCGGGAAGTTCATCAATATTCTGATTTGTGAGATCTAATTTATGTTCAATACTTTTAATCTGCTCATCATAATACTTTACTTCGGGAAGATCTTTTACTTCTTCCTTTATAGTATCAATCTGTTCACATATTGCTTCTACTTCTTTATCATAATATTTTACTTCAGGAACTTCTAAAATACAATCATGAATTTGATCAATATACTCAGTAAGTTTTTTTAATTCTTCATCATAACATTTAATTTCAGGAATATCAGGAATATCCTTTCTTACATCGTTAATAAGACGTAATACTTCTGTAAGGTCACCTGATTCTTCTGCAACAGGTTCTTCTATTGTCTCTTCTACAATATCTTCTTCTTCCTTTTCAACAAACTCCTCAACCGAGGGTAAATCTTCTTTTATAAATTCATCCGCTGATGGCAATTCACTTAAATCTTCAGTGAAATCATTTATCGACGGTAACTGGTCGTTTGACATGGTATGAGTAACTTAAATACTTTGGGATTTCTCTCCCTTTTTTATTTATTATCTTTAGGTAGTCCGGACTTTATAATTTTTGCAAGATCTGCTGTAGATCCTACAAAAAGTGCGTTATTGACAGTTGATGGTCCTTTTTGTTTTGTTTCTTCTTCAACATCTTTCAACTTCTTCTGAAGATCCATTAATTTATCAGTAGCATCAGAAACACTCTTAATTAACTGTCCAGCAACTTCATATGCTCTAGGCATTTCACTTTCTTGTGCTAATTCAAGAATACCATTAATTGCTTCTTGACCTTTTTCAATTATGCTATAAAGATTACCCCTTGTATATTCATAATCTTTGGTAATATCATCTTGAGTAAGTCTATCTGGTTTTTCTCTATCTACACCAACAACAACTTCACTTTCATCTACCGCAATTTCGGTGGGNNTAATATTAAAAGTTTCATCCAATTTTTTCGTCATCTTCATTATAATTTAATCCCAACTGCCATCAAATCCAAAATCATCTCCAGTCTCAATTAGAACATTATCAGCGGCAGTTATCTTACCAACATTAGCACCAGCAACATGACCAACTGCTGTAGTACCATCTTGTCCTCGGAGAACTGTAAGTTTATTTCCAGTCTTCTTGTCAACATACAGCTCTTCATTATCAATTACAATATATGTATTTTCTGGAATATTAGTGGCATCATTAACTTCAATATAAGCATCTGCTAAACTTATATCATTAGTAAGATTAGTTGCAATATCTCCATCATAATTCTTCGTTGCTCTAGGAGTAACAGAGTATGTAAGATCTCTTCCTCCAGTTCTAGAATCTGCACTGGAAGAATCTGCAGCAATATATCCAATAGCAACTTTCTTAATGATATCGTTACTAGCAGTAGATACGGGACCAAACAGATAAGTCTTTGCTGTAAATCTTAATGTATATAATAATACTCTTCTAGTACTAAAGTCACCCTCATAATCATCAGTCATAGTAATATTATCCAAAATCACAGGAATATCTCTTTTCTCTCCAAGTGATTCTACAAGATCAACTGTTACACTATATGCTGGTTGAAAATAAGGTACTATCTGCTCCACCATTTGTAAAGCATCATCATTTAATTTTGTCATAATAGCAAGTTCAAATTGCATATTATACGGAACCGGCATATATGTCTTTTTCTCTACCGATTTATCAGCACTACTCCCTGCAAGAAAAGTTTGAGTAGTTGTTACTTTTCTACTGGGGTCATATGTCATTCCAATAAATTCAAATGACATTCTTGGTAATGTCATTTGAACAGATTTATTCAAATTGGGAGATTGCTCAAGCCTTGCTAAAAACTTTTGAGTAGGACCATATGCAAGAGGTACTTTGATTACANTTGTTGTATTGTCATCACTATCCGTATGCTTGATAGTTATCCCATTAAATAACGTACCAAAAGAAATAATAGTTTTTCTTAATATTTCGTGATAAAAATACTCAAACATTATTCAACACTTTTAATAGCTCTATTTATGGATTTCCAAAAGGATTACCCTCAGAGAAATCTAATATTGCATCTGCTGCTGTCTCAATATTATCATTATCTGCAAAAGGAGTTACAACATCATCTGTATTATAAACTCTAAGTTTTCTAGTTGCACCACTTTCTGATCCAGTAAGTGTTTCTCCAACTATAAATGATCCATCAACTATCTTAACCGTTAATATAGAAGTTGAAGTATCCCAACTATTAACAAGTGCAGTTACACTACTACTAGATCCAGTAACAGTTTCATTAAGAATATAATCACCACTACTAGAAGTATCTGGTGAAGATAACGTTATAGTAGGTGCAGGACTACTAGTTCCAAGTACATATCCATGTCCAGCATCTACTATTCTAATTGATGTAACTATACCAGCAGAACTGATAATTGCAGTACCCGTTGCTGTATGTATTCCAAGGGCCACATCAACATAATTCTTATCAGCAGCCGAATTACCTATTGATATTGTTGGTGGAGTAAGATATCCACCCCCACCATAGGTAACTCCAATACCAGTAACAATGCCCGAATTAGCAATACCAAA